AGAACGCAACTCTATCCTTTAGGATAATTGCGTTAGTTGCTCTAGTTGTGGGCCAGTTCGTTTCGGATAATAAGGATTAATGCGATGGATGCATCTGGTGATCGTGTTGGAGTCGGCGGCGTTCCTGAGCATATAAATATCAATGAATTACCCATATTGATTGAAATAATTAAAGACGAAAAAAAGCCCGTCGAGTTGGACGGGCTTGAAGATGGAGCCGAGGAAGCTAGTGATCGTTCGTCGCGGCTTGATGGGTCTTGAATCTATCAATAAGAGCCCATGCCTTAAATACTTGGTGCTGATCTATCTCCTTACATTTGCCTGCCGATATAACCAATGATTCGAGGATTTGTATTGTCTCGGTGTATCGAGGCAGGCCTTCGGCGTCTAACTTCTGATCAATCTCCGGAATCATTACATTCCCCAGGATCGTGAAACGGAAGCCGCAGGACGGACAGCCTAGGCGTCTGCGGGTGCACTGCTCTTTGGGGCTCCAGCGGGTCTCTAGGACCCTTGCTGGGGCTTCACACTTCGGACAGATCATCTGTAGAACTCCTGGATGATTTGATGCTCAGGAACTTTGAAATAAAGTGCTGTCAAGAGTACAGCAGCTTTGAAACCACAGCCGTCATTCAAGAGGGACAACAGGTGGGCAACTCGAGTCTGTTTCATAGGTAGGTCAGAAGAAGGTAAGCGCCTGCCAGGCCTAGGGCTGCTGCAAAGAGGGCATCGATGATGGTGCGTTTCATGGCGTTCCTTTGATGGGGCCGGAGCCCCTGGGTGTTTAGATGCGATGCGGGTTGCGGACGGTGATCTTCTTTTTATCAACCAACCGTTGGACGTCAATGGCAAGTGAGAGAGCCGCGCCAAGATCCATCTCAAAGCACTCAAAGAATGCGTGAACAAGTGCCGATTCTTTTGATTCGTCTTCTCCGGTTGCGATCAAGTTACCGTCCTTGCCGATCACGTCAACGTCGATGCCGTTTGCCATCGGATAGAAGTAGAGCTCGGCGATATCGTTGATATTGAACATTTGGATCTCCTGGTGGGTTGCTGCGCCTTCCGTCGTTCGTGTCGCGCAGTGATGTAACTATAACGCTAGAGCTAGCGTCGCGTCAACAACTTTTAACATCAAATTGTTAAAAAGATCACACATCAGGCCATACCGTAACAGCTAACACAGAAAAGAATTACAATCAAGTCTGCGCCAACTAGAGGCAGAATCATGGCTAAAAAAGAGTACGACTGGAAAAAGATCTTTCTTGAGCACTTGCGCGAGGTTCCCGTGATTTCGAGTGCAGCGAAAGCCGCAGGCATCAGCAGAATCAACGCCTGGCGCAATCGCAAGTCGGACCCAGACTTTGCGGCTGAATGGGATGACGCGATTCAAGAGGGTATTGATAAGGCAGAAGCCGAGGCATATCGCAGAGCAGTCCAAGGATATGAGCAAGACGTCTGGTATCAGGGTATGAAGGTCGGGAGCCAGACTCTCTACAGTGATCAGCTTCTGACGCTGATCTTGAAGGGCAACCGAAAGCGCGTTTACTCCGAGCGTACAGAGCTGACAGGTGCAGATGGGGCAGCGATTGAAGTCAGCAAGATTGAGCGCGTCATCGTCAAATGACGGTTCTACAGATCCAAACCCCACAATGGGCTCTACCATTGCTTGAGCCAGCACGCTACAAAGGCGCTCATGGTGGCCGGGGGTCTGGTAAGTCTCATTTCTTCGCTGAGATGCTGATTGAGGCGCACCTCATAGATCAGAAGCGGCGTAGCGTGTGCGTGCGGGAAGTGCAGAAGTCTCTGGCGCAGTCTGTCAAGCGCCTGCTAGAACTGAAGATCGAGCAGATGAATGCGGGCGCTTACTTTGAGGTTCAGGAAGCTGTCATCAAGTCAAAGCGCGGCGATGGGATGATCATCTTCCAGGGGATGCAGAATCACACTGCTGACTCGATTAAGTCGCTTGAGGGCTACGATTGCGCGTGGGTCGAGGAAGCTCAGAGCCTGAGCCAGCGCAGCCTAGATCTTCTTCGGCCAACGATTCGCAAGCCAGGCTCGGAGCTATGGTTCACTTGGAACCCCAGCCAATCAACCGACCCGGTTGACATGCTGTTGCGTGGCGACAAGCCGCCACCTGGTGCGGTGGTGCTTGAGGTCAACTTCACAGATAATCCCTGGTTCCCAGACGTGCTCCGCGAGGAAATGGAGTACGACAAAGCACGCGACCCGGACAAATATGCTCACGTTTGGCGCGGCGGATATCTAACGAACAGCACCTCGCGGGTGTTCCGCAATTGGCGCGTTGAGGAGTTCGAGGCACCAAAGGACGCTATCCACAGGCTCGGTGCCGACTGGGGCTTTGCGTCTGACCCGACCGTTCTTGTGCGTTGCCACATCGTCGGTCGCACGCTCTACATTGATCATGAGGCGTATATGATCGGCTGCGAGATCATGGACACGCCTGACTTGTTCATGACTGTGCCAGAGGCTGAGAAGTGGACTATGGTGGCTGACTCATCCAGGCCTGAGACGATTAGCCACATGCGCAAGAACGGGTTCCCAAAGATCATGCCGGCTGTCAAGGGCAAAGACTCGGTGGCTGAAGGCGTCGAGTGGCTGAAGTCCTATGACATCGTTGTGCATCCACGCTGCACTCACACAATTGATGAGTTGACGTTCTACAGTTACAAGACAGACCCGCTGACTGGCAAAGTTCTGCCGATTCTGCAAGACAATCAGAATCACGTCATTGATGCGTTGAGATATGCGTGTGAAGGCGTCAGACGGGCATCGGTCGTAAATAAGCCGACCAACTTTAAGCCTTTGCCAGTCGTTAACAAGTGGTAGACTATTGCCAAAAGGGGCGACTTATGGCACGCGTTTCAAAAGAGCAATATCTGTCAAATCTCCACTCTGATGCATTGGCCCAGTTCAATGATATTCAGACCGCTCTGCGTGATGAGCGTTTGCAATGCCTGCAAGATCGTCGGTTCTACAGCTTGGCTGGAAGCCAGTGGGAGGGCCCCCTACTTGATGTCTACGAGAACAAACCTCGTTTTGAGGTGAACAAGATTCACCTCTCAGTGATTCGCATCATCAACGAGTATCGCAACAACCGTATCACGGTTGATTTCGTCAGCAAAGAAGATGGCGACGACAAACTAGCCGAGACATGCGACGGGCTCTATCGTGCTGATGAGCAAGACAGCGTTGCGGACGAAGCCTACGACAACGCCTTTGAGGAAGCCGTCGGGGGTGGTTTTGGTGCCTGGCGATTGCGAACGGTCTATGAAGACGAAGAAGACGAAGACAACGAAAAACAGCGCATTCGGATTGAGCCTATTTTCGACGCCGATAGTTCTGTTTTCTTCGATCTAAATTCAAAGCGTCAGGACAAGTCAGACGCCCGTTATTGCTTTGTTGTCACCTCGATGACTCGCGCAAGTTACAAAGAGGAATGGGGCGACGACCCTACCGATTGGCCGAAGATCATCCACCAGTACGAATTCGACTGGTGTACGCCTGACGTTGTTTACGTGGCTGAGTACTACAAAGTCGAAGACGTTACAGAAACCATTCGGATCTTCAGGGCGATTGATGGCACCGAAGAACGCTACCGAAAATCCGATTTTGATGCCGACCCGGCACTAGAGGACACGCTTACAGCTATCGGAAGTCAGGAAGTCCGTCAGCGCAAAATCAAGTCAAGACGTGTTCATAAGTACATTCTGAGCGGTGGCCGGATTCTCGAGGATACTGGGTACATTGCAGGCAAGTGCATCCCAATCGTCCCCGTGTACGGTAAACGCTGGTTTGTGGATAACGTGGAACGTTGCATGGGCCATGTACGCCTGGCAAAAGATGCGCAGCGCCTGAAGAATATGCAGCTCTCAAAGCTGGGCGAGATCAGCGCATTGTCCAGTGTTGAGAAGCCTATTCTCTTGCCTGAGCAAGTGGCCGGACATCAGGTCATGTGGGCGGACGATAATCTCCGCAACTACCCGTATCTCCTGGTAAATCCGATCACTGGCCCAGATGGCAGTCAGCAAGTCTCGGGTCCCGTCGCATACACAAAAAGCCCACAGATTCCCCCCGCGATGGCCGCACTGCTGCAAGTCACGGAACAAGACATGCAGGACATCCTTGGCAACTCGCAGCAGGCTGACAAGATGGTTAGCAATATCTCCGGCAAAGCCGTTGAGATGATTCAGACACGAATCGACATGCAGACCTTCATCTACATGTCGAACTTCGCTAAGGGAATGAAGCGGTGCGGCGAGATTTGGCTATCAATGGCGCGTGATGTCTACGTCGATGAAGGCCGCAAGATGAAGTCAATCGGCTCTGATAACCAGGTTCAAATGATTGAACTCATGCGCCCGATGGTCAGCGAAACTGGCGAAATCGTCATGGAGAACGATCTCAGCAATGCCAAGTTTGACGTGAACGTTGATGTTGGTCCATCAAGTTCAAGCAAGCGTGCGGCTACTGTTCGCGCCCTGACCGGCATGATTGCGATCAGCGACGACCCACAGACAAAGCAGGTTCTTCAAGCCATGGCCATGATGAACATGGAAGGCGAAGGAATCAGCGACGTGAGGGATTACTTCCGCAAGCAACTCGTTCGCATGGGCGTTGTCAAACCCACCGAGCAAGAGCAAGAACAGATGATGGTCGAGATGCAAGGCCAGCCCGAAGACCCGAACAAGATATTCCTGCAGGCCGCAGCGGAGGAAGCCATTGCCAAGGCAGCCAAGGCCCGTGCAGATACCGTCAAAACCGTTGCAGATGCTGGATTGTCTCGCGCACGAACCGCCGAAACACTCGCCAAGACCGGGGTGCAGGAACAGAACATGGCACTGACAGCTATGGAGGCAACTCAGCAGGCTGTTATGGGCCAAGAAGTGCAACCCATTGTCAGATAATTATCATTAGTTAGAATGTAATAAACGGCACCCGCCCAGCCGTTCAAATTGGGTGAGTTTGATGGGGTCAATAATGAATCAAAAGGCAGAAGCAGGAGATAACGATATCGAAGATGAATCCTTGATGCTTGATGACGGACAGCAGAATGTTGAGATCGAAGTTGGTGAGGATGATTCCACCGACGACCAACAATCCGCGAATCTGGAAGACAAGCAAGAGGAAGAATCCGAAGAAGTTGTTGTCTCTATTGGCGAGGAAGCGCCACCCGCCGAGGAACCGAAAGCACCCGAATGGGTGCGAGAGCTACGCAAGGCAAACAGGGAGAAAGAGCGACGTATCCGCGAACTCGAGGCCAGACTTGCTACCGCTGCACCTGAGACCAAGCCAGTGCAACTGGGAGCCAAGCCAAAGCTAGAGGATCACGATTACGACGCTGAGAAGTTCGAGCAAGCATTAGACGCATGGCATGAACGCAAGCGACAGCATGATATTGAGGCCGATAAGGCCCGTCAGGCAGAGCAAGCACAGCAGCAAGCATGGCAGGCCAAACTAGAGGGCTACAGCAAGGCTAAAGCCAAGCTCAAGGTCCGAGACTACGAAGACGCCGAGGCGATCGCCCAGGAGGTCTTTAGCGTCACTCAGCAAGGCGTGATTCTGCAAGGGGCTGAAAACCCTGCGTTGGTCGTATATGCACTCGGTAAGAATCCCAAGAAAGCGGCGGAACTCTCGAAAGTTACAGACCCCGTGAAGTTCGCTTTCGCGGTTGCAAGACTGGAGAAGGAATTGAAAGTCACCAATCGCAAGGCAACGCCCGCACCAGAGCGCGTTATTCAAGGTACCGGTAGAGCATCTGGGGCGGTTGACTCAACACTTGAACGGCTGCGTGCTGAAGCTGAAAGGACTGGCACCTACACCAAGGTGCTCCAGTACAAGCGACAGAAAGCAGCTAAAAACTGATCAATCATGGATCAAAAGACAGAAGCAAGGAGAGAAGCTACCAAGGCTCGCAACAAGCGTTGGCGCGAGGAAAATAAAGATCATATTCGTGCATACCAAAAACAATGGCGTGAACGAAATGCAGATCATGTTTCCGGCTACCAACGTGAATATCACGCCGACTACAAAGAACGCGAGGATGTTCAATTCAAGACATGGATGCGGAACCTGCACAAAAACTACAAGATCACGCCTGCCATCTTCAACAAGATGTGGGAAGATCAAGATGGTAAATGTGCAATCTGTGAGCAACCAATGCAACCGCGTGGAAGGATGAAGTTGGCAGCCACTGTTGACCATAATCACGAAACCGGAAAGGTCAGAGGATTGCTTTGCAGAGGATGTAACCATGGCATTGGAAACTTGAAAGACGATCCGAAAGTTTTGCAATCTGCTGCTGAATATCTGATGAAACATGGCTACTACTCACATTTGAAAAGGAAATCAAAATGAGCAACTCCTTCAGCAAAGAAGAACGCGTCGCGTTCGAGGACATTCTTGAAGGCTTTCAAGATGCTCTGGTTCTGAGCAAAAACGTCGCGGTGTACAACACCGACCAGACGATGATGGAGCGTACCAACAACGTCATTTGGCGTCCTCAGCCTTATATCGCTACCAGCTACAACGGTACCGATATGACGTCTAACTTTGACGATTACACCCAGCTGTCGGTTCCTGCAACCATCGGTTTCAGCAAGTCTGTTCCCTGGATCATGACTGCCACCGAGTTGCGCGATGCATTGCAAGAGGGTCGTCTGGGTGATGCTGCCAAGCAGAAACTGGCCAGTGACATCAACGTGGCAATCATGAACGTGGCCGCCAATCAAGGCACCCTGTTTGTGAAGCGCACCTCTGCCGCTTCCGGTTTTGATGACGTTGCCCAGTGCGAAGCCATTATGAACGAGCAAGGCGTCCCTTTTTATGATCGCTATCTTGCTTTGTCCACCCGTGACTACAACGGCATGGCTAACGATCTTTCTAAGGCTTCGCGTTCGTTCGGTAACGAAATCAGCGACAAGGCATTGCGCAAAGCGTTCGTCGGGGAGATGGCTTCTTTCGCCACCTACAAATTTGACTACGCAAACCGCAAGGCTGCTGCCGCTGGTGGTGCCGGCATTACCATCGATACCCGTGTCGCCGGTGCTAACTACTACACCCCTCGCGCCACCTCGACCGCAGGCACTGGCGAAGTGTCGAACGTGGATAACCGTTATCAGACCGTGACCGTTTCCAGCACCACCAACGTGGCTGCCGGTGATGCGTTCACGATCGCCAACGTTAACGCTGTTCATCACATCACCAAGGGCGACACTGGTCAACTGAAGACCTTCCGGGTTATCAGCGTCACCAACGCCACCACGATGGTTATCAGCCCCCCTATCATCTCTAACCAAGGTGCCACGGACGCTGAAGCTCAGTATCAGAACGTGGTTGTGAACGCCACCAGCGCGACCGCTGCGATCACCTTCCTGAACACCGTCGCCAACTACGTTAACCCGTTCTGGCAACGTGATGCTCTGGAGATCCTGCCAGGCCGTTATGCTGTTCCTAGCGATGCTGGCGCAGCTGTCATGCGAGCTTCTACCGATCAGGGTATTGAACTTGTGATGCAGAAGCAATATGACATCAACACGATGAAGACCAAGTATCGTCTTGATACCCTCTTTGGCGTGGTGAACAAGCAGCCTGAGATGTCCGGCGTTATCATGTTCTCTCAGACCTAATCTGATGTGAACTGATGTACAGACAGCCCTTCGGGGCTGTCTCCATATCTGGAGATCAAAAATGCCGCTGAAAAAAGGTTACAGCCAGAAGACGATCAGCTCCAACATCTCAAAAGAGATGAAGGCCGGTATGCCTCAGAAGCAGGCAATCGCTGTTGCGCTGAGTTCAGCCCGTAAATCTGCAAAGGCCGCAGGGAAGCCTGGGAAGGCTCCGGCGAAGAAGGGTAAATGATGGAATTCCCAACGATTGTTTATCGCTGCCCAGGCGCACATTGGGGCCCGAATGGGACCACTTATGATTCCGTTGGCGTCAATGATGAGCAGCAACTAAGCGCAAAGCTCGCTGATGGGTGGCATGAAAGTCTCGTGAATGCTGTTGAAGCATTTCTTAACCCTGAACAACCTGTGGACAACTCTACAGAAACGGAGGATGATTCTTCCATCACCCGTGATGAATTAGAGCAGAAGGCCAAGGAGTTGGGCATCAAGTTCGATGGCCGGACGACCGACAAAAAGCTGCTCGAGAAGATCGAAGAAGCACTAAAGGGTTGACATGGGCTACACGAAACGCCAGTTCGTAACCGCCGCCTTCGAGGAAATCGGATTGGCGTCGTATGCGTTCGACCTCCAGCCCGAACAGATTGAGTCGGCCAGGCGTCGCCTCGATGCAATGATGGCCGATTGGAACGGAAAGGGAATTCGCCTTGGTTATCCGATTCCCTCAAGCCCGCAGGAAGGCAGCATCGACGAGGAAACGAACGTCCCGGATTCAGCCTATGAGGCCATTATCTGCAATCTTGGCATTCGGTTAGCTCCTAGCTATGGCAAGCAAGTCATGCCTGAGACCAAGGCGACGGCCAAACAAGGCTATGACACCCTGTTGCAGCGTGCTACAGCACCGCTTGAGCAACAACTCCCAGACACAATGCCATCCGGGGCCGGTAATAAGCCGTGGCGTGTGTATGACAATCCATTCCTGAGGCCACCTGTTGATCGCGTGACGGCTGGCCCTGACGGCCCGATTGAATATAACTGAGGTGCAAGTGATGCCACAAATTAACCAACTTCCGCTTTTGTCGCAGGTGTCATCTGGCGATCAGGTTCCGGTATACAGCCCGAACAATGGTGATGCTCGACGCCTGCCGATCAGTTCGTTGCTATCTTACTTCCAGCAGACGTTTGCCAGTCCGACCCTTGCAACCAACGTTTATACGCCTGGTACAGGGTTCAATATCGCTGTTCCTACGCCTGTTTCGTCCCAGCAATGGATGCTTATTCAACCAGTCGGAACGTTGGCGACAGGAACTGTCACCCTACCATTGAACACTCAGACGCCAGACGGCACCGAGGTCCTGGTGACGACTACCCAACAAATCACGTCCTTCACGCTGGCTCTGAACGGCGCTGCGGCTGCATACGGTGATCCGGCTACGCTGGCGGCTGAGGACTTTTTCCGTATGCGTTTTGTGCAGGCCACCAACTCCTGGTATCGGATTGCCTGATCATGGCGGCCAAGAAAGACCCACGGCTGGAGCGCATTGGTGTCGATGGCTACAACAAGCCAAAACGCACCCCTAATCATCCGACCAAATCCCATGTTGTAGTGGCGAAAGAAGGCGACCAAATCAAGACTATCCGATTTGGTCAGCAGGGCGTCTCTGGCTCGCCCAAACGCGAGGGTGAATCAAAGGCGGATAAAGCGCGTCGAGAGTCTTTCAAAGCTCGACATGCTGAGAACATTTCCAAGGGCAAGATGAGTGCGGCCTGGTGGAGTTCCAAGGTTAAGTGGTGACCTAAATGCAAATCCCAATTTTGAATGGCATTTACACCGACAACGGCCCTGATTTCCGTACGTCCTATCCTGTGAACATGATGCCGGTGCCAAAGAACAGCGGCATCAGCTCAGGATATCTTCGGCCTGGTGATGGAATTGTTTCCAACGGCAGTGGTCCAGGTGTAGACCGTGGTGGTGTCAGTTGGAACGGCACTTGTTACAGAGTCATGGGCACGAAACTTGTGACGGTGGCCAGTAATGGAGCCGTGACTGTTCTTGGTGATGTCGGCGGCCCTGTTGATACGTTGGTAACGTTTGATTACAGCTTCGACCGTCTGGCCATCGCATCCGGTGGGAGACTGTATTACTGGAATGGTGTTCTTACACAAGTCACCGACCCGGATCTTGGAGTGGTTTTAGATTTCTGTTGGGTTGATGGTTACTTCATGACCACAGACGGCACAAGCCTTGTTGTCACTGAATTATCTGATCCGACTCAAGTTAACCCGCTCAAGTACGGTTCCAGCGAGGTAGATCCAGATCCGGTGGTGGCACTGCTCAGGCTGCGCAATGAAGTCTATGCATTGAACCGCAACACTATCGAGGTGTTCGATAACGTGGGTGGCGAGTTCTTCCCATTCCAGCGTATTGACGGCGCACAGATTCAAAAGGGAGCCATTGGCACCTTTGCTTGCTGTGTCTTTATGGAAACCGTCGCTTTCTTGGGTAGTGGTCGGAACGAGGCCCCAGGTGTCTACATGGGTGCAAATGCAACGGCTCAGAAGATCAGCACCCAAGAGATTGATGAGATTTTGCTGGGATACACTGAGGCACAACTCGCAACGGTGAAATTAGAAGCCCGTAACGATAAGGCCCACCAACATCTGTACATTCACCTACCTGATAGGACAATTGTTTATGACGGGGCAGCATCTGAAGCATTGGGTGATCTTGTCTGGTTCACGTTGACAAGTACGGTCGTAGGCTTTGCACAGTACCGTGCGCGTAACCTAGTTTGGGCCTACGACAAATGGCTTGTCGGAGATCCACAATCAAGCAATATAGGCTATCTTGTGGACACAATCGGAACCCATTGGGGGCAGAAAGTCCGATGGGAATTCGGGACATTGATCGCCTACAACGAGGGTAATGGTGCGCTGTTCCATGAGATTGAGTTGGTCAGCCTGACGGGTCGCGTGGCGCTCGGAGTTGATCCGATCATCACCACAAGTTACAGCCTAGACGGTAGTTCGTGGAGCCAGGACAGGCCATTGCGTGCCGGTACGACTGGGAACACCAAGAAGCGCATAGCATGGTTCCAGCAAGGCGGAATGCGCAACTGGCGTATTCAGCGGTTCCGTGGCGACAGTGACGCGCATCTGTCATTCGCCAGGCTTGAGGCACAAATTGAAGGATTGGCTTACTAATGGCAACCAATCCACGCATCAAACTTGGTCTTACCCGGGATCAGCTCGCTACATTCCTGAAGGACCATGAACAGATTAAGCAATTCGAGAATCTGTTCTCGGTGGCCGACACCATCGCCCCCGATGTTGTCAATGAGATAAAGATTGATGCGGGCATAGCGCAATCAACCGCTGTGCAGGCATTGGGCATGATTGCTCAATTGGCACAAGAAGTCGCCGTTTGTTGTTCGACAAGTGATGTCAAGGCCACAGAAGCACTAGATCAGATTTCAATTCTTGCGCAGGAGACAGCGGCAAGTATTGCATCAGCAGAAAATAAGGCGAATCAGGCGCTGGCACTTCTTTATAAGTTGAATGATGCTGTAGAAGGCTTGCAAATGCAGCCGCCTAAACGTGAGTTTAAGCGTAGTAGATACGGATCGTTTTATGATACGACCACGCAAACGGCTACTGTAATCAATACAGCTACTGCTATCACATTTAACACGACCGATCTTAGTCATGGTGTATACATTGGAACGCCATCATCGCGTGTATATGTTGATACAGAAGGCATCTACAATTTTCAAACTAGTATGCAGTTGGATTCGACTGTTGCTACTGCCGATGAGTTCTATTTGTGGTTCAGACTCAACGGAGTAGACGTTGCAAATTCCGCAAGTCAAGTTAGGATTCAAGGGAATAACGCTGAAGTGTTCGTGGCTCTGAATTACTTTTTCAACTTAAAAGCCGGAGATTATGTTGAACTGATGTTCAGCGTTACTAATCTAGGGGTTCAATTACTTGCCTCTGGCGCTGTTGCTCCGCATCCAGGCATACCTTCTATCATTCTGACCGTTTCAAACAATATCGGGGGCATTCAATGACCGTCACTGTCAAAACTCTAGTACCTCCTAAACAAATGGAGTCAACCCAGACGACCCAATACACTGCGACATCTGCCAAGGCGTTGATCGACAAGGCGACCGTGACGAACACCGATACCGTGAACCGCACATTCAGTGTGAACATCGTTCAATCGGCAGGGTCTCCGAGCAATTCAAACCTGATCATCGACGACAGGACTGTTGTTCCTGGGGAGACCTACCTTTGCCCCGAGTTGGTCGGACATGAACTAGATCCAGGCGCATTTATCAGCACCATTGCTAGCAGTGCAACGGCGCTCACGTTGCGTGTCTCAGGCCGCGAGATCACCTAAGGAGAGGGCAATGGAAGATACGAAAATGCCCAAGGTTATGTTCGCAGGATTTAAAGGTATTCCTTATGAGGAACCATTTATCACGGCAGCACAGAACAAGAAGAATACCCAGACGGTCATTGACGATTGGATGCTCGGACCTGAGAAGCCAAGCAACGAACGTGGGGCAAACAAGCCTTATTGGGTGGCACTCGGCAAGGCAATGCAGGTTGATGAGGCAGAGGCTAGGCGTCGTCGGTGCTCAAATTGTGAGTACTACGACAATTCTGTAATGACCCAGGCAAAAATGGATAAGATCCCATGGAACCAATGGGACGTAGATGCTGGGTTCCGTGGTCACTGTAAGAAGTTCGATTTTATCTGTCACGATCTCAGATCATGCCAAGCATGGGAAGAACGAGAGTTTGAAGAAGATTGACCGGGTAACAGATTGTGGGAAAATGGTGGCGCTGAGTCTATCGGGCCACCAGCAGCTCACCCAACCATTGAGAGGTTGCGCAAATGAGCGGTGCTGATTGGCTAAAAGAAAACCTAGAGAAGGTTTTTGCGCTGCCCGCACCAGCCGTTGAATGGTTGTTGATGCTGTGGAATGCTATCCAAGTCTTCGATGACGTGGCAGACGGTGACCATGTTGAGCGCGAGGATTTGAACGCTGCAATCTGGAATACGTTGGTTGGAATGAACCAAAACCCATTCTGGATTGCCAACTCGAACAGCCTAGCGCCTGTTATCGCGACTATGGTCCTGAAATGGCAAGCGTCCGATCACGTTGAACGCACAGGCAACGCTGATGCTAAGTCTTTTGTATGGCGTGCAGGGTTCTATGACGTTGTGCTAATGGTTTTAACACTGTGCAACGGCACCAAATATGCAACCGATAACGCTCATTTAGTGATGTCGCTCTACGGTGAGACATTCGAAGATTACATGAAGGAGTTTGGCAATGCCTGATCCGATTAGCGCCCTAGTTGTCGGTGGAACGACCCTAGCGAGTGGACTTATTCAAGGTGAGGCGGCTGAAGACGCGGCCTCGGCGCAATCAGCAGCAAGTAGGGAAGGGATCGCTGAACAACGGCGGCAGTTCGACATGCTACGCGAATTGCTTAAGCCCTACGTTGAGGCTGGAACACCAGCGTTGCAGCAGCAACAAGCATTGGTCGGTCTGCAAGGCGCGGAAGCACAAAGAGCCGCAATTTCTGGGTTGGAACAATCGCCATTGTTCGCCGCTAGGGTACGACAAGGAGAGGAATCTTTGTTGCAACGTGCATCGGCCACCGGCGGGTTGCGCGGCGGGAACATTCAGGCCGCTCTTTCACAGTTTCGTCCTCAAATGTTGCAACAGGAAATTGAATCTCAGTATGGGAAGCTTGGCGGCTTGACTTCCCTTGGGCAACAATCTGCGGCAGGTGTTGGAACGGCTGGGATGCAGACTGGCGCAAACATTGCCGGTTTGTATGGCGACATCGGAGCCGCTCAAGCTGGAGCAGAACTCGCGCAGGGGCGTGCAATTGGTGGCTTGCTCAATCTACCGACTCAAATCCTGGCTATGCAATACGGGTCTAAGGTCGGGACGCCTGGATTTAGTGGGATCTTTAGCGATATTAGACTCAAGAAGAACATTCGGCGTCTTAGCACCAGACCGGACGGGCTCGGTGTTTACGAGTTCGAATACATCTGGGGTGGTGGCAAGCAGGTCGGCCTCATGGCTCAGGAAGTCCGGCGCGTCTACCCTGATGCGGTAGGCGAGAACAGCGGATATCTCACGGTCGATTACAGCAAAGTATAAGGGGCCAACATGGTTCAGCCGATGAATTACAACATTGACGTGCAGAGCCCATTTGAAGCGGCATTATCAGGCTTCAAAATCGGCGCGACCGTTGCAGACATCCAAGCACAGAGACAGGCGCAAGAGGCTCAGATGAGGGCCCAAGAGGCAGAGCTACAGCGCCGACAAATGCTTAACTCTCAAATTGCATCATTGATGCAAAACCCGAATCCAACTGCAAGAGACTTTGCCAACATAGCTATGCAGCTTCCTGAAAAGGAAGCGGCTAGCATGAGGGCGAATTGGGATGCTTTGTCCAAAGATAAGCAAGACAACGAATTGCGATTTGGTGGACAGGTCATGTCTGCGTTCGGTTCAAGTCAGCCTCAAATTGGTATTCAACTCTTGCGTGAACGTGCTACGGCTGAACGAAATTCAGGCAATGAGCAGCAAGCGAAAGCCTATGAGACCTGGGCTCAGATGGCCGAAGCCAGCCCGCAAACAGCACAGAAGACCATCGGGATCATGCTTGCAGGTCTCCCAGGCGGGGACAAGGTGATTGAAGGAACCGTTAAGATTGCAACGGAAGAACGAGCTGCTGCTATGGCCCCAGCTCAGTTATCAGAGGCTGAAGCAAAAGCCAAGTCTGCGGCTGTCGCAGCAAAGTTCGCTGAATCAAATGCGGCCATTGATTTGCAGAAAAAAGGTTGGGACATCAACAAAATACAGAATGATATTCTGATTGCAAAACAAAATGCCTCAATCGCAGCAATGAATGCCCAGATTGCTAGGGAAGGTAATGATCTAAAACGCACTGAGCTCCAATTAAAACTTCAAGAAATGGAGCAGAAGCGTGATGAGTCAGTGCGTGGAAAAGTTGCAGAAGCAACGACCGCAGCAGCACAATCTGACAATCTGTTAAACACAGTTGAGAAGGCTCTCAACATGTCTATAACAGGACGGGACAAATATGGAAAACCGACAGGATTTACAGGCACCATTGAATCGGCAACAGGGCCTATAAGCTCGCGTATCCCAACATTGAGTCAAGATGTAGCTGATTTTGAGGAGATTGTTGAGACGCTAGGAAGTCAAATCACTATGTCCCGTATCGGAGAGATGAAAGGCGTACTATCCGACAAAGACCTTGCAACGCTTAAATCGTCGTTGCAGTCTCTAAGTCTTCGCCAATCTCCAAAGCAATTGGTTGGTAACCTCATTGAGATTCAGCGCCTGACTCAGAAAGCGCGTAAAAACACAATGGACAAATTTGGTGCTCCAGCAGCTTTATCTGTTCCAGATACACCATCCGCCCAACCAAGTCCGGCAGAGATTGGGGATCTACTTAAAAGATACGGAGGGGGCCGCTAATGGCTACTATCCAAGAACTTGAGCGAGCATTGGTTAATGCAGACCGCGCTGGCGACACTGATGCAGCTCGTAAATTGGCGGCTGTCATTATCCGTGCAAGGCAGGATGCTTCAAATTTAATACCAGGCACGCCTGTTCTCGAAGCTGTTGCTCAACCAGAAAAACCGACCATTGGGGAGAGAGTTGTCGGTACTGGAGAAGCTGCCCTTAGCATGGCTACCGGCGCGACCGGAGGCACCATAGGCATGATCGGGGGCACTTTAAAAGGCCTGGCAGAACAGATCTTATCTGGGAATTTCGGCACTCAAGAAGCCGTCAAACTGGTAGAGCAAGAAGCCATGAAAGGCGCTCAGGCGCTGACATACGCTCCCAGAACACAGCAAGGGCAAGAAATCGCCAAAGCAGGCGGCGAATTGATTGCTCAAGTATTGCCTCCTGTTTTGCCCATGATCGCTGCTCCCGGAGCAGTGCAACAAGCTGCACAACAGGCAAAAACGGCCGCCCGAGTTGCTGCAACTCCTGTTGTTCAAGCCGTAAAAGAAACTGCTCAAACAGCGGCTGGGAAACTAAAACAAGCGATTACTCCATCAGCTCCTTCTGGTGCTACTCCTGGAACACCTGGGTCTGCCGGTTCTATGGGTGTTGATATTGCAACGCAGCGTGCGATGAAGGCTGAGGAGCTACCTATACCAATAAAACTGACTGAAGGACAGAAGACTAGACAGTTTGAAGATGTTCGGTTTGAGCGTGAAACAGCAAAGCTACCGGAGGTTGGAGAGCCATTACGCGAACGTTTCGCACAACAGAATCAGCAGCTTCGGCAGAATCTAGACGCCTTCATTGACATGACAGGCGCACAAGCTGGCGAATCGAATTTCCGTAGGGCAACTGGAGTTGCAGTCAATGAGGCTCTACGCAGCCGAGCAGCTAGAGACAAGGCAAAAATTAGAGTTCTTTACAAGGAAGCTGAGAGGGCCGGAGAACTGGAGAATCCGGTCAATCTGTCTCCAATAGCTGACTATCTGAATCGGAATAGAGCCGGTCGTTCTTCGGCTCCGATCATGTCTACATTAGCTGAGGAGTTTAAGGTTCAAGGTATTGGAACCGGATCACTTGCAGATGGAACACTTCAGACTGGCCCTGTCACTCTAAAACAAGCTGAATCCTTGCGCAGATCCATCAATCGATTCGTTAAGGACAACGATCCGAATGATGTTCGCATTGCCAGCGAATTAAAGCAATTGATTGATTCTCAAACAGAAGGATTAGGCGGAAACCTCTACAAACAAGCGAGGGCAGCTCGGGCACGTTACGCGGCGGATTATGAGAACATCGCCCTTGTGAAAAATCTGCTTGGTGTGAAGCGCGGAACGACTGACCGTGCCATTGCGTTAGAAGAAGTCCTTAATAGATCAATTATTGATCCAGGTACATCGCTCGACACCATTCGCCAAATGCGTAAATTGCTACAGACGGAAGGTGACAATGGGATGCAGGCATGGAGAGAGCTACAAGGCGGGACACTGCAATACATCAAAGAAGAAGCCTTGCGGAATGTGGCTCCTGACCAGTTTGGGAACCGTATCGTCTCACCTGCACAGCTTGATCGTGTTATAACAAACCTAGACAAAAGCGGGAAATTACAATTTGTGTTCGGCAAAAAAGGCGCCGAACAACTCAGGACTATTAACGACGTGGCTAAGGACGTTCTGACTGTGCCTCCTGGAACCGTGAACACCAGTAATACGGCAAGTGTGCTCGCTGGTCTAATGGACGTTGCCATCTCAGGGACGTCTGGAGTACCTGCGCCAGTCATGACCGGGTTCCGTCTTTTGCGTAACAGCATCAAAGATAAAAAAATCCGTGCTCGTGTCAGACAAGCACTCGGCGAATAAACCAAGAAAGGAAAGTTTGAAATGTCCGCACTCTCAATCCAGCCAACCTATCCTATCTTTATTGAGACCGATGGACAACCTCTTGAGGATGGTTATATCTGGATTGGAACGGCCAACCTTGACCCACAGGGCAACCCGATCAATGTCTATTGGGATTCCGCTCTAACCCAATTGGCTGGACAGCCTATCCGTACCTCTGGCGGATATCCAGTAAATAGCGGCACACCTGCTCGCCTGTACGTCAACAGCGACTACAGCATCCGCGTGATGAACAGAACCGGTGGCATGGTGTATAGCGCACCGGCTGCGACTGAGAGATATAGCGGAATCGTTGTCCAAATTGATTCTTCAGACGTTGCTTTCATGCAGTCCGGAGCGGGTGCCGTTGAGACCACAATCGAGAGAAAACTACAAACGGGAGTCGATGTTTCTGTTTTTGACTTCATGACATCGGCGCAGATCTCAGCAGTACAGGCCTACTCATTTTTGACAGATGTAACAGCACCATGTCAAGCTGCGTTGAATGCGGCTCATGCATCAAAGAGGAATCTGTATTTGCCTGCCGGCGGTTATCTTGTGACCGGTCTTATTATCCCAGGCGTTGTCGATGGACTTGGGACAGACGACAGAGACAAAGGATTCCGAATCTATGGACAAGGGTTCGGTGAACCGTTTGTACATACCAATACTGGCGGAACTATCATCAAGAGTGTGACCGATGCTCCAGTGCTCGAAGACATTCTTGGTACAGCATCAAGCAGTAATGGCACTGTTGAAATCGACCACATTCGATTCGACGGAACAAGCAACACGACACCCGTTGTGCGTCTACAGTCATTCTACGGACTGTCCTCGTTCCACAATTGCGTAATTTATCAGCGTGGAACCGGAGACGGATTGAGGCTGGGATGGGGCGCAACGGTTTCTGTTCGTGAGTGCTACGTCATGAACAAGGATTGGGCCACGTTTGGGCTCGGAGCCGCGCGGGTTGGGACGGGTATTTCTTACATTCCGACTGCTGACAACGGACTGGTGACAATCAGCAAATGCACATCGCGCGGCTGGCTGACCGGTTACCAAATCGCTGGCGGCACGGGTACCGCCTACTCTGCTTGTATCGACAAGTGCGAAGGCTCCGTTATCTACAACGGTGTGATTCTGCAAAGTAACGCGGACAAGTGCATTGTGTCTGACTGTTACTTTGAGGGCGGCGATGGCGGGGTAGGTATCAACAACCTCGGCGACTACAACACCATTGAAAACAATTTGTTCTTCGCTGGTTTTGCCACAGCTATCCAAGACCTGAGTACCACCAACAAAGGTTCGCTAATCCAAGGCAACCTGATCGGCATCGGTGCGACTGTAAACGGTAAGGGTGTTGATGTAGCAAGCAGTGCCGCTTTTGGTGGGTACAACAAAAATATCATCAATAACTCAATCACTTACACGGCTGGAACCAACGGCGTAAAAGGAATCGCGCTATCGGGCACCGATCCCAGAGTAACAATTCTCGGAAACGTGTTTGATCCACGGGGGAATTGGACTGGCACCAGCACTGAGAAGTTTTCCGACACCAGCAGTAACGGCAGCTATGGCATCGTCCAGAAGCAGCTCGTTGACCTAGAAATCCCGGTTTTGTCTCGCGGTGCCATTACCTTTGAGCAAGGCCCATCGGCTCTGACTCAAGCCAATGTGGCCGCAAACGTCCTAACCATTCCGGCTGTTGGTAGCTATTTTGTCTGTAATGCGTCGGCAGCTTGTACTGTGCAACGGATTGATGCAGGCGTGACACCTGGCCGTGTCGTTGTGTTCAGGACGGATACGGCGGACATGACCTTCCAAGACACTGCCTTTATATACCTGAATGGAAATTTCACGGGCCCAGGTACTTTGACGCTAATGATTGATAGGATCGGGGCATCAAATTATGCTTACGAAATCGCTAGGACGGTTTTCTAGACCTACATTCAAGATCAAACTTAAGGACAGGGGCTTTTGTGGACAACCAAACCATTTTCAATGCTGCCGTTAGCATCGTAGGATTCTTTGGCGGCTGGATTCTGAACAACATCTACAAGGCTATTGAACGCCTAGAAGAAGATGCTAGGGCGACTCCTGCCAAGTACGTCCGGAGGGATGATTACAGAGAAGACATGAACGAAGTTAAGTTCCTGTTATCTAAGATCAGTGACAAACTAGACCACAAGGTTGATAAGTAATGCTCACCCTCATCAGCACAATCTTTTCGTTTCTTGCCGGTGGCATCCCCAAGTTCTTGGAGTTTCTCCAAGATCGAGGCGACAAGAGACAAGAGATTGAGCTTTTGAGGATGCAGATTGAGAGAGAGCTGGAGCTGAGAAAAATCGGCTTTGATGCCGAGGCCAAGCTAGAGGAAATCAGAAGCCTCCAGCTTGAGATGGAGACGACCCATCGTGAGTTGCAGACTAGGATTGGCGCTCAGTCTGACGAGATGAAAAGCATCTATCGCCATGACGTTGACATTGGCGATGGTGCAAGCCAGTGGGTGATCAATCTTCGAGCGTCCGTCCGGCCCGTAGTCACATACGGGTTTTTTATTTTGCTGGTGCTGATTGACTTCGGAATCTTCTTCTACGGGCTCTCGGTCGGGGCGAGCTTCATCGATGTTGCATCGCAACTCTGGGACGAAAACACTCAGGCTTTGTTTGCCTCGGTGATCGCTTTCCACTTTGGTGGTCGTGCTTTTGGCAAGCGATGAAGATCTCTCAAGCCGGCATCACATTGATTAAGAACTTTGAGGGTGTCCGCTACAGGCCTTACTTGTGCCCCGCTAAGGTCTGGACGGTTGGCGTAGGACATGTTCTGTATCCTCGGCAAATACGGATGCCGATGGAGCGTCGCGTCGGTATAAGTCTTTTAGCGTCAGATCGAAGAACCTTCACCGAGGATGAAATCAATGCACTGCTTGCAACTGATCTTAAGTTTTTCGAGTCTGGCGTTCATCGACTGTGCAGAGGAAGCCTCACGCAGTTTCAGTTTGATGCTCTGGTTAGTTTCGCTTTCAACTGTGGCTTGGGCACTCTCCAACGATCCACGTTGAGGCGCAAAGTTTTGCGCAAAGACTATATCGGTGCAGCCGATGAGTTCTTAAAATTTTGCCGAGCAGGCGGGAGAATCCTGCCCGGCTTGCAGCGTCGGCGGATTGCCGAACGTGCTCTATTCTTAAAACAGGTAAAAGATCCCGAACAAGAATAGCGCAGTCATCAGAACCAACAGGCAGTTGGCAATGAAGGACATGACACCCTCCATCTTCTGAGAGTAGTCGTAGATATCAATCAAACAGTCGCAATCGCGGCCTTGGTTGCAGTTTCCATCACACATCGTCCTCTCCTTTTAGTCGTTGTACTACTAGGGTTGAATAACCTGCTATGTCATGCCAACTGTCGATGTAGTCGGGGTCGCCATTGATAATCCTGGCGATCTTGTGACAGATCATTTCTAATGCTTCTTGCTGATCCGGTGCAAGGATCTTGCCTCTGTGACGGAGATGCATGGAAATCATCAGCTTTAGATCTTGTGAGACCGTTGCGTGACCGGAGAACTTCCCGTACCGGTCGCCGCGCTCTGTCAAAGTATTTTCAATACTCATTTTGGCTCCGTTGTCTGGCGGGGGCGCCGAACTCATTCGGGCTTACCTGACTACGACCCCCAAAACTTTAATATTTCATGTTGTCGAAGATGTCTTGCGCCACCTTGTGCAGGCACTTATTGCGCATGTTCATCACGAACCGACCCAATTCCTCGTAAGTCATCTTCTTGTC